TATGAACAGGTTCATGGTCTGGACTACTTGGCGGGCCTCGGGGATGGCGCGCTTCTGGTCTTCGTTCTCAGCGATAAGGAGAGTGGGGACGATAACACCGGGGCGGTACGACTTACCAGAAACGTCAGGACGACCCTCGTCGTAGATGTCGTCATAGACACTTGAGATGCTGGGTTCCGTACCAAGAGCGATGAACTCGTACCACACCACAGACTCACCGGCAGTGTGGTGGTGCACCCTGAAGTGCTTGTTTATGAGGTCAAGTTCACGACGTATGTCCATGGCTGCCTCAGTAGTAAGTGCTGGTGCTGGTGGTACCGGCGCTGGGCGGGAGTGTGTCTACGAATACATCAGTACGTAGTGAGTCTTCCTTGGTCTCATTCGGAAGAACACCTTCGTCAATCTTCGGCCACATCCGCTCAAGCGGCGCGTAATCTCCCAGTTCCTGAGACTTGTAGATGGGAACCAGTTTGTTGGTGGTGCGAGAAATGCGGCGCAGGTTGAATACTTCGATACGGTCAAGACCAATGTTGAGGGCTGTGGCATGACGCTGGTATTCGGCCTCCCACTGAGAGAGCAGCGACTGCACCATCCTGAATCGCTGGCTGGCTGGGATGTGCACGGATTCAGAAGTAATTACGTCGATGTCACGGCTATATTCCGTCATCAATGCCCACAAGCATTCGACTATTGCTGCAATACCAATCGCGTTGATAACCACGTCGGTAAGGTTTGATAGCGATGTTTCTAGCGCTATCAGGTGCTTTTCGATGGCCCTCTTCGTATAGAAGTTTAGGTCATCGGGGGTTACCCATTCATAGTAGTAACCCTCTATAAGGAGTTCGGCACCGACAGGAGCGGACTCCGCTAGACGTAGAACACCGTTACGAACATCCAAACTGTATTCAGCAGCGGACAGCGCTGAAGCCGCGCCACCGGAAGGCATGTACACCGCAACATAAAGGCTGTTGGAGTCGACGTTGACATGCCCTAGTTGATAGGTGCGGCCAGCGACAGCAAGGGACGTTTGGAAGAACCTAGGGAAATCTCGCAGATAAGTTCTAGCGATGTTTGCTACATCATCAAAAGTTGCCATAACTATAGTCTACCTTCTACTCACAACCGTAGTGGTCGGCTATTGTTTGTAGTTCTGCGGCGGTTAGAGCGCGCCTAAAAAAACCAGTCGCGTATAACTCAAAGCAAGCAGCCCAACCAGAGTTTCCAGAGTTCCCCCCGGTCTGTAAAAATCCACCACCCGCGACTCCTTGCATACCCTTGGTCGTTGTTGCCGAGGTTGCTTGGCCGTAAGGTGTGGAGTTGATGTAGATGTTGACAGCCCTTCCTTGGGAGTTGACAACCATTGCTAATAGGATTCGTTTTCCTAACGTGTTTCTTCCAGTTGATAGATCGGCCGACCAGTTGACTACAGCAGTTTGTAGGCCGTTACAGATTCCGACAGCCCCCCCATAAGACCACTGGCCGGTTGTGGGGAAGGCCACACTCAACGACCACCGAGGGTTTGTTGCGTCTGTGCCATTAGGGTACTTTAAACCCCACGCTAAGTAGTCTCCATATACACCTGTGTGAGTAAAATGCCGCACCACAGCGAACACAGTCATGTTATTACCACTGGTGATATCAAAAGTACCCCCAGCAGTTGCGCATTCCCATCTAGAGTGCACGTTATCAGTCTTTGCACCCATATTAAAGAATGGTAAACCACCCTTGTCTATAGAGCGGACTATTGATGGACGCACGTAGTTACTTACGGTGCTGGTATAAGAGATAGTCCATGCAACCCCATAGTTGTCGGTGTACCCGAAGGAGTCAGTATCGTTGGTTACAAATTCGGCAACGACATTGGTTGACACATCCAGAAGCGACACCTTTACCCATTTGCCTGCGCTTTCAAAAGTAAATGTAGCCCCTCCTGTCACTGCTCCTGATATAGAAGTATTGGAAACGTCGTAAGCGATATAGGAAACGGCGTCGACAGGGGCGGTACATTGCAAGAACTCATTGGCGTTGTTCTTCCCTAGGAAGTACAAGTAATCTCGTGTGTCAGGAGTTAAGTAAATAAAAGGGTTGGCCGTGTTACGTGTGAAGTTAGCGCAGGGCCCTGCTGTACCAAGGTTGCGCCACACACGACTGCTGTCAGAGTACACAGAGGCGTCCCACCAACCCTCCGCTCCAGAGAGCAGCCGGGAACCGGGACTTGGTTTTAGACGTGAGTGTCTAGGCCACGCGGCCCAGCCATAGCCGCTGTTTCCGTGGGAACTGCGCTGCCACCCCGAGCCTGCGTTCTGTGGGGGCTGCACAACCCCCGGCCAACCTACGGGGGAGTTGTTCATCCTTAGAAGTCACCACCGAGGGCGATGACCTTGGTCAACTGCGACACCGTGGTGGTGCACCCAACGCGAGCGTTTGTGTCAGGAAGGATAAGGTTACTGTAGGTAGCGAGGTTGCGGTTCGCCTTGACGGTGGCAGTGGAGGTTGCTGCCGTTACTGTAATCTGGTCGAAGAGCGTCCATGAAGAACCGGCATCCAGCGACAAGAAGATGTTCACAAGAGCAGCCGCTGAAGAAGCCGCGCATTGCACGTCAATCTCCAGTACACGCGTACCACTCGCAGCGCCCACTATGAGGGTGGTTACACCCGTAGCACCCGTGAGGTCGGTAACAGCAGAAGACATCGACGTGATCGCGATGCGTGGGGTGGAGATGAAGGCGGGAGAAGTTGCCATTGTTATTCCTTATACGTAGAACTGGTTTAGGAGGATTGAGTTGGCGGGGCCAGTTGGACCGGTTGGACCTGTGGCACCGGTGGCTCCGGTAGCGCCCCGAGGGAGGGAGAAGTTGAACACAGCAGCGGTACTGGTACCTGAGTTTGTTACCGATGCAGAAGCCCCACTAGTTACTGTGCCAACAGCGATGGTTGGTGAAGGTCCGATGGGGCCTTGTGGTCCGGTGGGTCCGGGGTTACCAATGAATGAGTAGGACTGGCCCCAATCACCATATGCCTTTGGGCCGTAGTAACGGGAGTTCAGGGTGTCCAAGTAGAAGTCGCGGTTAGAACCAAGGGAGTTCGACGGAGCGCCCTCACCGGAGTACCAAGTGGCACCAGTAGAACTGGCCCCAATCTCTGCGAGGATCGCCTCAACGGTGGTGCCGCTGTAGAACCCACCAGCGTCTGCTACAGAAACCGAGGCGGCTGTAACTGGGTTAGCCGAGATGGTTACCGAGGAGGTCGTTGAGGTTGATGAAAGCCCTGACCCTATTACAAGTTCACGAGACATTTTACCTACCCTGCGATTACATAGTCTGACTGGAAGGTCAGGTAGTCTCCATTGTACCTTACCGCTGTGGCCAACACGTTAGAAACGGTATCTTGACTAGGCTGGTTTATACCTGAATGTGGCTCCCTGAGTCGTGCGGTCATAACCGACCGGACTAACCGCGCCTGCTCAGGAGTGCTGGGCGTAGGAAGAAGGCTCATGCGTATCGGATGAAGTACCGGATGGCGTAGTTGGATGGTTCAACACTCAGAGGGGTGGCCGACCCAGTTGCCGCTGTCGTACCAGAGAGAGTGTGAGCGTGAGACCCTGCGGAAGAGGACGTACCAGTGAACGAGGGTAGGTCTACGGCGTGGGTGTGTCCTGCGCCCGATGGTGCCCCGGTGGTGCCTGATACGGCGTGAGTGTGCTCTATGTTGAAGCCAGTTGACGGGGTGTTGGATTGTAGATCGGTTGTGGTCATGTAACCCCACAAGGTCCCCTTGTTGAAGGCGAAGCCTTGGTAGGTGGTCACCGCCGTGGGGTTGGTCGTAGCACTGAAAGAGTGGGTGTGGCTGTCCGTGCTACTGGCGGTGGTTACCTGTGGGTGGTCGTGGTCGATAGCGTGGGTGTGCGCAGCAGTGGTGGTCATGGACGCGTCGGTGCCGAGACCGTGGGTGTGAGCAGGGAGGTTCGCCTCAGCCACAGATACGGTGTGGTTGGCCCCACCATAGCGAGTACCCAAGGCCCGCGCAGCAGTCTTGCCCGACAGGAAGTGGCCGCGGAAGTCAGGAAGGTTGAACGTAGTGGAGGAGTCACCAGCACCGTAGGTGGTTCCCAGCACCCCGTAGAGCGTTGCGTAGGTGGTGCGTGATATGGCAGAGCCATCTGCCTCCATCCATACAGCCGAGGACGGCGCTGAGGTGGCGGGCCACATAATGATTGCACCAACTGGCACACCCGGATCAATGGGGGCCTTCGCGAGTTCCTGCCATGCCCCACTGCGCTTTACATACACGCCCGCTGAGTCGCCGTTGGTAAGAGTGGTCTTGAAGTACAGGTCGCCGTCTGAGCCTAGACTCGTTGAGGGAACTGCTCCTTGCAACCGGATACCGGAGGTTGACTTCGCGCGCTTGTCCACGATGCGGCTGGAGGTGACCGACGTTGCACCACTGCGGTACACAGCGGCCAAGACCACATCGGTGGCGGGGTCGATGTGCTTGGTGGGATCAGCAGTAACGCCCGGAGCGAGGCGGGAAACTGACAGAGGGTACGACGGGTTGGCCGCACTCTCCACGCCAGCCACGGAGGTAATGGTTACCGTGTCCCCGCTCTTACGGGCAATAACCAAATCGAATCGGTTGTTGGAGGTGGTGAGCGCGCCCAGAGCAAGGTTGGCCGAGGCGGCAACGGAGTATGCGACGTTGTTCAGAACCACATACCCCGCTGCCACGTTAACGGTTGCGTCGGGAGTCGACTGCGCCGTTACCTCACAGCCTTCGATAACACCTGAGGTACGGCTTCCAAGTATCTCAAAGTCCAAGGCATCCGGTTCGGCCTGATCTAGGGCGTTGTATTTACCCCCAGTAGACGTGTCGGTAGCGTTGGGGATTATGTAAGCCATGGTTTACCTCAGTTGGTTTAGATCGCTGGGAAAGGGGTCACGCCAGCGTGTCGTAGATGTTGCCGTACCCGCGGAGGTATTCGTACATGTCTGCGGGGATTCGGTAACGCTTTCCGTCAACGAAGTCGTAGGTCTGGGTACCCCACATGAAGTTGAACGTGCCCTTGATGCGAGCGGTCTTGAGGTGGTCGGTTACTTCTTGCTCTTCTACTTCCACCACCTCATCGGTGGTTTCGGCGTCTTCGGCTTCAGCAAATACTGACTGCGGTTTGCGTGCCATGTGGTACTCCTTGTATTGGAAATGAATATGGGCGGGGGTTTCCCCCCGCCCATATTACTATAACTGTGAGAGTGCTATCAAGAACCTCAAGATGTGAGGCTGTTGGTGATAGCACCACCCTTGGTGTTGATGACCACGCGGCTTTCGTGGGTGATTACACCGAAGCCCCAGATGGCGTACCAAGCGAGGCCGTGCTCACGACCGAAGTCGATGACGCCACCGTCACGCAGTTCCACTGGGAGTGAAATGGCGTGGCCGAAAGCGTTGTCACCGATCATGATCGCTGAGTAGGTGTTGTCGTTACGGGTGGCTGAACTTGCTGAGCCAGCGCCCAGACCCTTCGCGACCTGAGTGGTCTCAATGAACACCACGTCGTACATGCGGCCGATTTCACCAAGCATGAAGTTGCCGGGGGCAGCGTACTTGGTGACTTCGATGAACTCTGGCCAGTCGCGGAGTGAGCGGCTCTGGCTTGGGTGCACGAAGCAGACGTAGGTGTCGCCAAGGCGGGGGATGTTGTTGCCAGCGAGGCGCTCCACCGCATCCTTGATGGTTGCGGGTGAGAGGAAGCCTGCCGCAGACGCTGAAGCGCCAGCAGCGCCGTACTCGTACGGAGCGATTGAACCACGGACTGAACCGTTGGTCGCACGACCGAAGATTACGTCGGGGGCGGTGCCACTGGTGCCGCTGAAGGTGGTGCCTGCTGCGTACAGCGTGTTGCGGGCTTGGTTGTCCATGCTCTGGGCCATGTGACGGCCAAGGAGGCGACTAGCCGAAGCCATCACGTCATCGAATGATGCGTTGAGGAGCAGTTCGGTTACGGCGACAGCCTTACCCTGTTCCTTCACGGTGATGCTGATCTGGCTGGCTGACAGCGCTGATGGGTCCAGACGCACACCTTCGGTGAGTTCTGCACCAGCGTCATCAGTGGTGAGGTTCTTGTAACGCATGAAGTTGATGGTCAAACCGGGCTGAACGCCGAGTTCGGTCTTCTTCACAGCGAACTGCTCAAAGCGGAGCACGGGCATCGCTTGGAACAGGATTTCCTTCGACCAGATAGTCTGGATCGCGGGAGTTAGTGCTGAGTTGGTACCGGGGTAGTTGGTAGCGTTATAACCTGCGGTTGTAGAGGTTGTAATGCCGCCACCAGCGGGTGAGGGAAATGCCATGGAAGTATCCTCCTAGGATAATTGGGATTTAGGGGTTAGAAACGGCCACGTGAGTTTGGCCGAGCGTTTAGTAGACGATCCCTCATTTTTGCGTACTGGTCCATCGGCATGTTGCGGATATCATCCGCCGAGAACGACTGGTATTCCATCTGATTATCCAAGGGTCCGACAGGGGGAGCGGTAACCTGCGCCCCCCGCAAACGGTTCGGTTGAGCCGCTTGCTGGATTGACTCAATGATAGCACTACTTCTTGCACGAAGTGCACCAATTGAGTTCTCTATCTCCTCTTGCGAGTTACCGGAGATAAGATCAAGTAGTTCAGGAATGATTGCTTCCTGTTCCTCGGCCATACGACGTGAACGGTATGACTCCAGAGCCTGAAGCGCGCGCTCCTTCTCAAGGACAGCCTCTTGGGCCATCCGCTGCTGTTCCATCTCTTGGAACTTCACTGACCACTCTTGTTCGACTTGATTCAGTCGTTGCTTGAACTGGTCCTCGGTGCGAGCGAGGAGTTCCTTTGCGGTCAGTTCTTCTATTTCACGCTGACGCAGAACTTCTGCTTCCTTCTTTGCCCGCTCCTCAGCCAGACGGATTGCATCTTCACGTTCCTTTGCAAGGACGCTCAGTTGGTCTTCCATCTGCTTGTAGCGCGACTCTGAATCCTCAAGGCGCTTGTAGAGTTTGTCCTTTTCCTGCTGACGAATCTTCGTCACTTCCTCTTCTGAGAAATACTTCTCATTTGAGGGCATGTTTGCGGAGTTCAGAGGAACTGCGCGCTCAACAGGAATAGTGATTCCATCATTTACTTCTGACATTGCTTTTACCTCTGTATGGTTGGGCGTCTACTGACGTGAGTTATGAATCTCGGTTTATTCTTCGTCGGGCACGCGGCGCTGGGCTAGCCGTGCTCCGTATGCCTTTGCTACTAGGTTGTTCATCATTCCAGCACCCTCCGGAGATACTTGCATACCGGGGAGGGTTCCAGCATTATTGCCGTTACCGGCTGCTGTTACATTAGCACCTCCAGCAGATACTACGTTGGCGGTGCCGTCCGGGCCGGGGACCATACCAGTAGCCATCATTACGGCTTGGTTGATTTGGGCGCGGAGCATGTCCAAGGCTCCCTGATCAAGCAGGTCATCTCGGAGTTCTTCAAAGATTTCAGCCATCTTCTCGTTCGGGAACTCTTCACCAAGAATGCGCAGAGCGCCCTTCTTGGATTCCAGACCCATACCCATCTTCGACTGGACTTCGTTGAGTTTGATGAGCACGTCCACGGGGAGTGGCTCTGGCCAGTGAATCTCTGTCCGGTAGGTCAGGGGGTCCGCGGGGTCAAGTTGCGGAAGTTGGTCAGGCTCAGGTTGCTCAGCCACAGAAGGGTTGTACACCAGCGCCTCGGGGGCAAACACCACTGCGGTACGGATGATCAACTCGTTGATCTTCTGAAGCCCCTTGGTGAAGTGGATGCGCTTCATATGGTAACGGTTCATGATTGGCTGATACTGGATAGCCAGCGCCGTACCAGAAGTGTTTGAGATTGGTTGGGTCTGGCCCAGAGCGTTCTCTGGTACGCCCGTGATTTCGTGCATGGTGCGCTTCAGGAATTGGATGTACTCCAGAGCGCCCGCCATCTCACCTCGGGATTCAAGGTTGAACACCTTGGCGTCCTTGGGAAGACCAGCCCAGACCTTCTTTGGACCGCGCTCAAGTTGAGCGGCCTTAGCACCAGTGATGATGGTTACTGGTGAAGCGTGGTAGTTGATGATGTCCGATACTTCGGTCATCTTCTCGTTCA